TTGGCTTATTCTGGCTTACGTCAGCAAAAAACTTGACAACTTTGCTTACTCAGACCACACTGGCCTCCTATGCACGATCCTCTCACTCAAGCCTTCGTCCTGAACATCCCGCTCCCCTGGAAGCGCCTGAAGTTCGGAGGGCTGTCTCCCGGTAAGGAATGGGCCAAGTACCATCTGGCTACCATCTGGCACAAAGACCCTGAGCGCGGGCCGGGCGGCGACGACTCCTGTGGCTGGATTCTGCGGGCAGAGCGCCCCTGGTATCGCCATCCCCGCTGGCACGTCCATCACTGGCGGATTCAAGTGCCTCTGTGGCAGACCTTTTACCGATGGGCCTTTGAGCGGTGCAGCAAGTGCGGCGGCCGGTTTGGGTGGGGAGAGTCAGTCATCGGGGATTGGGCCGGCACCCGCATCTGGCATGACAACTGTCATCAGGACGCAGCAACTCGAATCTCAAACCAAACCCCTAAAACGGAAGGCTGACCTATGTACGGCAAGCACTTCGCCTCCATGTACGAAGGCTCAATGGTGGGAGCCGGCGCTGTAGCCTTCGCCGTCTTGGGCTACATAATCGCAAAGTCAGAGCCAGACCGGATTGTTGGCACCCAGGTCGAACTGAATCCAAAACTCCTGGCTCTCATCCTGGGAGAATCGGAGCAGGCTATTCGCGCGGTCATTGAAAAGTTCTGCTCGCCAGACCCTTCCTCAAGGAGCACGGAGGAACAGGGTAGGAAACTGGTCAAAGTCGGCACTTTCAGCTACAAAGTCGTCAACGGCGCCAAGTACCGCGCCATCCGGGACGAGGAAGAAAGACGCCGGCAGAATCGGGAGGCCCAGGCCCGCTATCGCACGAAGCTCAAAAAGCCCGACCCCGAACAAGCCCGCATCGACAAGTTCACCAAAGCCGAGTCTGAGGGGAACTTCAACGAAGCCGACCGCGTCGTGGCCCCCGAGTACGGCAAAGACTCAATGCCAACTCCAGGAACAACCCCTCCCGACCAGTTCTGACCTCAACGCCTCGCCTTTCAGCTTCCGAATCCACCAGAGAATCGGAGCACATCGCACACAGGCCCAAACCTTCCTGCCACGCTTCTCAAACACGGCGCCGGCAACAAACCGTGGATGCGCCACCCTCAGAAGAAGCTGTTTCACCTGCCCCACTGGATGCGCCTTGACCTGCTCGTAGAACTTGCCCCATTTCCTCAAGACTCCTTCCTCACAGTGGTCCTGGAGATGACGGTCCTTTTGGCCGAGAACAAAACCCTCGCCCCGTGAGAACTTCACCCCACAAACCATGCACCTGTTCTCAAACGTGAACCAGTCCTTGGCCGTCTTAACTGGCCCCAGAGCGTTTGGAGGCGGGGGAGAAGCCTTCGGCTCGTCAAAGTCGCCGGCAACGGCCTCGGGGGCTTCAAGCGGTGGCTTGTAGTTCGAGTCCATGTTCCTTCCGGTATGGTTTCAGTGCCTTCTGGAGTTCGTTGATCAACTCACACAGCTTGTCTGCGCTCTCCTGCTCATCGGCCTTGATCTCAATCGGCCAGTCAGCCGTGTGCCCCACATTCTCCCCGAGCCACTTCTCCAACTCATGCCCGGCCACAGCGATGCGGATGAGTTCCGTGGAGGTCATGGCGTCTTGAGCAGGTGGCCGTGCTTTTCCGTCAATGCGCCCGCACGCTGAATCACGTCGCTATCTTCGGCCCTCGTGGTCCCGATGTATTGCACTAATCGCAGCGCCGCCAGAAAATCATCCATCGGTACGGGTTCGCGTTCGTCGTGTTCGAGCATCGCGTGACGCATCGCCCCGTTCGCCGCGTCGCTCCTGGCAAGCTGAGCTTCAGCACTCACCGCCCGTTTGGCGCAGTGCTTGATCTGTTCTTCGCATTCCAGAGCAGTAGCGTCGCTCCTGGCCAGACGTTCCCGCAGTTCCGCGTAGTACTTTTGCAGACAAGCGACGTGCGTTTCAGCGGTTTCAGCGCGCGAGCGCCGTGCGGCCATCTCCTGCTCGACCAGCAACAATGCGGCATCAACCCCTTTCATGCCTCACTCCCCTCCATTCAGCCACCGGGCCAGCTTTGCTGCGGAGGCAGCGTCGAGGAGGCTGGACTCAGTGTCATGCTCCTTGCCGCTGGCGCCACGTCCGAAAAAGTTCGACGTGCTGTACCTCGAAATCTTGATCCCTCCACGGAACTTCTCGAACAAGCAGTTCTCCACCCTCAACACCGCCGTAGCTGGCTCCACAGGAGGCGCGTCAAGAAGCGCCTTCATCCGGCGCTTCACAACCTGCCTGCAAGCAGCCCCTCCGTGCGTGTGTCCTGCGTTCTCCAACTCCTCCACGCACTCGGTCGCGGCCTTGTCGATGGCTGAGTTGATCTTAATCTTGTCGCTCATACACCGCCTTCCTAGCAGAGTTAAATTGGCTACGGAAGTCAGATAAAGTACGGACTCTATGTGGACACTACGTACAACTGAGGGCTTGATTTTGGTGGGACAGGAATCAATTCTTGCAGTGATGAAACCAACCGACATCGCCAAAGTCTCCCACGAAACCAACCGAGCCTACTGCCAGGTCCTCAGCGATTATTCCCAGCCGAGTTGGGAAACCGCTCCAGAATGGCAGCGGATTAGCGCCATCAAGGGCGTTGAGTTCCACCTGGCAAATCCAGGCAGCCAACCCAGCCACAGCCACGAGGAATGGCTCAAGGAGAAGGAGGCGACCGGTTGGAAGTATGGCCCGGTGAAAGACCCAGAGAAGAAGGAGCACCCCTGTTTCGTTCCCTACGACAAGCTGCCACCGGCGCAGAAGATCAAGGACGATCTCTTTGTGGCCATCGTCAATGCGCTGCGGAACGCCGAATAACCACCAACCAAAATCATGCTACCAATAAACGACCGCGATTACCTTCGAGCGGTAGCAGCGTGCCAGCCCACACCTCCACCGTGAACTCCCGCCATGCCTGAAAAAATCCCGTACTATCAGATGCAGTATTGTCCGGACTGCATGGTGCAGCGCACGCTGGAACCAAACGAAACCAAAGACAATTTCACATGCAGCCGTTGCGGGACAAGATGGACCATCAGCATTATCCATTGGTGGAACAGAGGGTTTGAGGCTGGGCAGAAACACCAGGAGCAGCAGCCTACACCCCCGCAATCACCAACCCCGCCGTCGGCTTGCTCGCCGTCGTCAACGACGCGCTCTTGATCATGTCGGCCGGCGCCTCGGCCGCAATCGGGTACGACAGCGAATCGAAGGGGTGCTTGTGCTGGTCCTTCTTCACGAAGTCGCTACCGGTTCCCTCCCGGAGATTCGCGAACATCCTCCGCGTGGCCTGAAGGTGGGCGGCGACGTGCAGCCGTTTCTCGTAGAGAAGCTGCCAGATGAGCTGAACGCGATCCCGGTTTGACTCCCGGTACTTCGGCGCGCCGTTGAGAACGATTTGACCATCGGAGGCTTCATACACGATGGCTGCCGTGGACTTGTCCGCAGCAGAGCGAACCTGGAAGGCGTCGGTGTCCGACCAGTGGCGCCACTTCACGACGACGTTGTGGTGCTTGAGTTGCCACTCAGTCCAGAAGGCGATCTTCTTGAGACACTCCAGCGTGAACTCTCGGATGGAAATGTACGTGTCGATGACGACGAATTCTTCGAGAACCGAAAATGATAACAGCTTCTTCTGGAGCTTCGCCCCGGTTTTTGGATCTTCGACCGCAATCTCATTGATGATCTTCTCCTCGATGTGGAATGAGTGATTCTTAGACAGGCCGGCGTCCCATCCGCCAAGAAGAATGCGACAGGACTGTGTTGGGACAATGACTGTCCTATCCTCCGGCGGCCCCTCGTTGCTGCCCAAGACGTGAACCCCTTCATCCCACGCATCTGAGAAGTGGCCGTCCGTGAGATCCTGCTCCCAGACGCCGAGGCAGAAGCGACTGAAGAGCGTCTTGCGCTTTCGGTAGCGCGCGTAAAGCTCGTCCCTCTCCCTCGGGTCCAACTGTGGATTGTCCTCGATCTTGATGAGGATGAGATGGAGGCCGGCGCGGAAAATTTTGTCGCCCTCAACCTCATCCGCATCGGGCGGCGCATCGAGGAACTTGAACCAGAGATCGTGCATCCAGTTGTTCGGGCCGGACTCCGGCGGGTTGCAGTCAGCGATGATCTGGTGCTGCTCGAAAGGGATGCCGGGCATCCTCAACGCATCGCAGAAAATGTCGAAAGCGTGACGGTCGCAGTACTGGTCGAACTCAGAGAGCCAGAAACCGGAGTAGAACGGACCCTTGAATTTCGCTTCCACCTCGGTCGCGTGCTCAAGGCTGTGACACTGAATCTCGGAGACGGAGCCATGACGGTTGCGGATGCGGACGTAGGACATCTTCGTATCCCCGGTAGTCTTCGGTCCCTCGACAACTTTGAACCCAGGGCAGCCATGCTTCCATTCCTGCGGCATCCACGGCTCCCAGCGTTCCTTTGGAATGCCGTGCTCCCAGAAGGGCAGCATGACGTTCGTGAGCAGGGTCCAGACCCCGGATGCCTTCGCATTCTTAATCGTCTTGCACACGATGCCGAACATGGCGCCGTTGAGGTCGAAGGCGTGGCGGAGAACCTTGTGAATGATGCCGTAGGTCTTGGAACTCTTACGGGGACCGTGTACCAGCAGGTAGCGATGGTAGTCGTTGAAGACCTCGTACTGCTTCGGATTGACCGGCGGCAGCCACATCGGCAGCTTGGCGTCATCGTAGACAAATCCTCTCTCGTTAAACTTTATCATTTGCCAGTTGTTCGATGCACCACGTCAGCGCGGACACGGCGTCAGTGGATTTGGTTTTGTAGGCGGCCTCGAATTTCTCGCAACTCAGGATGGCTTCCGATCTGCGGACGTGCTGTTTCAAAAACTCAGCAGGGTCGAACAGGGTTACTGGCAGGTTTCTAAGGCCAGCCTTGAAGAGCATCCGGGCAACATCCGCCGTACTGACTGGTCCAGGCTGAACACAGTGGTAAATTCCCGGTTCTCCTTTTTCAGACACCTGCCAGCTCCGCATCGCGAACTCATCGAGCCAGGTCACAGAGTTCACGCCATCGAGAATCTGCGGGTACTCCGAGAGTTTGATGAGCCAGTTTCGCGGATGCCGGAAATGAGAAAACGGCATCCGGATTCGGAAGATGAAAGCGTCGGCACCAGACTCCAGCACTGCATCCTCGGCGTGCTTCTTGCAGACGGCGTAGAAAGATTGGGCCTGCGGAAACATCTGCGGCTCGTCAGCCTCAGAAAACGGCCCAGCACCGTTGAAGATACATCCCGAAGAGATGTGAATGAGCCGCATCCTGTAGTCTTTGCAGGCAATCGCAATCTCTCGCGCGAGCGTCACGTTCGCGTGGTAACATTGGTCCTTATCCCGCTCGCAGCAATCGACGGACTTGCCCGTGAACCCTGCGGCGTTGATGACAAAGCCAGGCCCAAAAGAGGAGATGCGTTCACGCAAGATGCACGGATCTGAATAGTTGCACCAGGATCTCGACAGCACGGCCGGGAAGTAGCCGAGGCAGTGCAGAATGCGCAGGTACGCCTGTGCCACGAACCCCGTGCCGAGCACGATGATTTTGTTGGGGCTGATCATGCCGGCCTTTGTGAGATGTAAACGCGAGGATTCCAGCAGATGAGGCTCAGCCGTTCATCGCACGACTTATCCGGCCTGTCGAACCGAAACTCAGCCCCGCAAGCGTGGCGGCCAACCAGATGGACATGGAGGGAAACGTGCCACTTCATCGCCTCCTCTGGTTGCTCCCGGAAGGCCGGTGTTACCTCGCGCTCAGCGGCATCAGACACCGTGAACCACTGGAGAGATTCGAGAGGTCGATTGCAGTGCGGACAATTCGGAGTTGCCATCATGCGGGAATGGTGCATGACTTCCGCTAGAAAGCGACAAAACTATGAGCACCTTGACTCTCGATAGATCGGATAAGGCGGTGGACGACATGGTGTCCACTTGGACCAACGGCGGAAACTACCAAGTTCTCCTCCGCATCCAGCAAATCGGTTCGGACCCGAAGATGGCGACGTTCCACGTTGCGGAGGTGACGAACCAAACTGAGGGCGAGGAAGCGCCAGAGGAAGAAGAGGCGCCGCCCGGGCCTGGGTCAAAGATGAAGCCAGCCCTCAAGGTGAGCTACGCCGAGTGATCGATGGCTGCGCCCATCCAACGGTTGATCAACAACCACGGCCTCTCTCCAAAAGAGCTTGAGGCGAAGTTCAAGCTGGAGGGGATTGAATCCCGGCCAGAGGTCAAGAAACTCGTCGATAGCATCCGTGATACGATCAAAACCGGCATCGACCAGAACCGCCGGGACTACCGATTGTTCAGGGCGCTCGATTGGGCAAGGGACACGTCGTTCTACCAGGTTTCCTTCACACAGCTTCGAGGACTTCTGAGCAACAAGCCGGATGATAAGAAGGTGATGGACACGGTGAACTCATGGGGGCTGGCACACCTACTGCCCGATCTGCTGGACGCGAACGGAAAAGTTTGCTGCGACCAGGCGACGGGGCTGCCCAAGAAGATCGTCAACATCCCCGTCTTCACCAACATCTTCGTGCCTCTGGTGATGGCCTACGTTTCGATCCGCTGGTCGAAACTTTTCAACGAACGGGATCTTGTTCCGCTCCTCAAGTACGAGCCAGTGCAGTTCACGAAGGAGAACCGCGCGCGCTGCGAGATCTTGACGCAGGTGGTCCAGCGGCAATCGACGTGGTTCGACTACAAAGCCGATCTCCGGCAGATGATTCTCCAGACGCTTCACTACGGCGTCTGCATTGAGTTCCCGAGGGAGGCGTGGTTCGTGGAGAGGCAGGAGGACGAGAAGGGCGAGGAGAAGATCATTCGCGAGGGGCTGCGCTTCAACATGCCGCATCCGAGCCGGATGTACTACGACCTTTACCACCGGCTCTCATCGCTCAACTCGAACTCAGGTTGCGAGTACGCGGGCTACTGGGAACTGTGTCGGTACAGAGACATCGAGAAGAATCCGCTCTACTGGAACAAGGACAAGATTTCGTTCGGCTCAACCGCTTGGTTCGATGTGGGCAAGAGTGATTTTCTTGACGAAGTATTTCCATGCACGATGTCGTTCCCAGACCTCTCAAATAGAGGTGGCGTTGGCGGCGCCGGCCCGCTGGATCGCCAGAGCGAGATCGGCAATTTCTACTCCACTGGAGACTACGAAAACGCGACGCTCAGGACGCAGCACTTCCAGTACATCGTGCCGAAGGAGTACGGCCTTGGAGACTACCCGC